TTTATCTAGGAGCAAACTGCTCTAGATTGAATCCTCCAAGAGTGTCGTTCCCTTGTGACTCAAAATCTTTAGGTAACAAATCATTTTGTCTTTGATTTATTAACTCAGATTGTTGTGTAGCTTGTATTTTAGTTCTTTTGTCTTTGCGATCTTCAACTTCAGCAATTTTACCAGCTTCTGCATTAGCTTTTATTTGAGCTAATTGCATTTGATAATTAAACTCTTCAGCCATAAGCTCTCTTTTAATTTGAGCTTCTGTTTGCATTCTTTGTATCTCAAACTGTGATTTAGCTTGTTCAATACTAACTTTCTCTTGAGTAAGAGCTTGTTGTTTTTGAACCTCAGCCATAGCAGCTCTCTCGTTTGCTTCTGAATTAGCTTGTGCTTGCGCCTGTATATTAGCAAGTTGCGCTTGTTCAGCAGCTTCTTGTTTCTTTTTCTGTCTAAATTTAAGTAATTGATTAGCTAGTTTAAGATTAGATATTTCTCTAATATCAATAGCATCTTCTAAACCAATCATACCAGCTTGTAAAGCTATTTGTATATTTTGTTCTAATTGAGACTTTTCTTCTTCTTCAGGTTCTAACTCTAAGAATATTCCGAAATCATGTAAACTTAACTCGTCAACTTCTTCTAATACAGCAGCATTAAACGTGTTTATACTGTTTATTAAAGACATTCTAGTTAAAGGAAAATCAAGTACATCAGCAACTTTCATACTAACGTTCTCGCATGCTCTAATGGTTAAATAAAACAGTGATTGTAATATATGCCTAGTTGCGACATTTGATTGATTAGCAGCCATCTTTTGAAGCCCTAGAAGAGCGTCTTTATCTGGGTTACTACCATCTCTTGCTTCGTTTAATCCAGTTACATCCCTTATCATCTGTAGATAATAGTTGTAAGTGTTTATTAATGAAGCTATTTTTCCTTGACCAGATGAAGAAGATAATTCTTGAACTGGTACTTTACCCCTGTTTAATTCACCATCTTGAGTAAGTGATCTACCAACTACACTACCAGTTTGGAAATACATGTTTAATGCTTCCGCTGCGTTATAATTTGTACCATTACCAAGATCAACTTCAGCTAAACCATCCATATCTAAGAACACACCATCTGGTACTATTCTAGACATTACTTGTTGTAGCTTCAAATGAGTTAATTGAATCATATCAGCAAATCCAGTGATCTTACTAACTATTGACTCAATTCTTCCTTTGTACATTCTAGGCGCTACAATAGAGTAGTTCATCACTACTTTGGTTGTATCAGCATACGGCCTAGTCATGTTTTCAGCTAATTTCCATTCAAGCATGGTATTATTACCTAATACTTTAGCTCCAGAGTATAAAACTTCAATAGTTCTAGAAACTCTTTCAAAATTATCGTTAACTGGTGGATCAAAACTATCGTCTTTAACTATAGCTTTTTCTAATCCATTTTCAGTTTGTTTTATTTTAAACACTTGGTTATTGTACGTCTTGTACTCAAAATACAATACTTGAACAGTGTTTTCATCGTAATTACCCCAACCAGTTATATACTGATTGTTGCCAGGCATATTTTGTATATTTTTTAATTCCTCTTCAGATATATATGGAAATTCTTTTTTTAATTCGGCTATAGTTATAGATTTAACTTCACCTACGTAATATATATCTTCAAAGTTTGGATCTTCTGTGTAAGAATAAACTAAATAAGCTGGATCAACATAATCTACTTTTATTCCTTCAGACACATTGAAACTAGTTTTTAAACAAGATATACCTAGTACCGTTAAGTCATACGCTAGTCTTTTTCTTGTTTCATCGTACTTGTTTTGACTTAAAACTGTTTTAATAACCTCTTCTTCTGCAATCTCTACACTTTGTTTGTAGTTTAATTGCATAAATAAATCAAGTTCCTCTTTGTTATCAGGAAGCATGTCAGGTTCAGAAGAAGAATATAAGTTTTGTCCAAACTCAGCATTAATCTGATCTAAGTATGCTTTGTTTTCTATATCTCTCAAAGCATTAAAAGCGTAGTTAGTTCTTTGTTTTAAAGCGAATGGATCAGTAGCCATAGCTTTAACCTGATAACCTTTTTGAGTCATACCATTAACTACTATATCCACAAACTTAGATATAACAGGTACTGGTTTCCAATCTAAATTAAGATAAGACAAGTCACCATTAATAGCTAACTCATCTTTGTATTTTTGTATAGATTGCTCACCTCTAGCGTATAACCTTAACTGATGAAAGTTATTATAGTTTGTTTGATACCTATTAGCATTAGTTCTTCCTTGGTCAAACCACTCTTGTTCAATGGCTCTAGCCACTTGAATACCATACTCTAACGACGCCTTTTCAGCATCACTAACCACTTGGCTTGGAAAAGAACTATTGGTATTTGTGTATATATTCATTTATAGTATAATTTTTGAGGTACTACCATCATTATTGTATCTTTTAATACCTAGATTAACAGGTTGTCTTTCTATTCTATTTACAGGAACATACCTGTGTTTATTGCAAGCCATTAAAGCAAGTCCAGAGCTAATAGACGCATCGTGACTTGTTCTGTTATTTATGTTAAATCTAGCCCAGTCTTCTAGTGTTCTTTGAAAATACATATCTCCATATCCAGTATCTAAAAGACCAATATGTTGTTCTACATAAGTTTCAATTGCCGCAGCATGAGCTTGTTTTATATCTTCGCTAGAGTTAGGTATTCCACCTATTTCTCTTTCAGTAACAGATAGTTTATTCCAAACTTTATCTGGTCTATTCATTGAAAAACCTCTATAACCTCTCCTTTTAAAATGGTATAAAAGTCTAGGTTTGTTATTTTCTGCAAGTATTGGCATACCGTAAAATATACAAGCCATTAAAACATCTTCAAAAAATATCTCAGCAGTTTGTGGTCTAGCTATATATTCTAAGAAAAAATGGTTAGGTGGTACATCTTCCATAGAAAACTTAGTTAAACCGTGTAAAGATCCGTTAGAACCTCTTTGATCAACTGTACCAGATATATCATAACTATCACATCCAAAAGCACCACAGTGCTCGTTTCCAGGATATTTAGTGCCATTCTTTATTATTACTCGGTTTTGCAGATCTTTAGGTGGAACCCAAGTTATTTTAAACCTACCGTCTTTATTAGGGTTAAAAACAACCCTAGTATCAGGCATACCGTTCTCCCAAGCAAAACTTCCCGTAGTTACAACAGATGTGTTTCTTAAATCTTCATTATAATCAATCTGCTGGTATATTTTAGTTAAATTAAATAATGATTCTTTCGCCTCATCCCTAAAAGCGTGTTGCTCTGTTCTTGGGAATTGTCTATACATTTCATTTAATCCGTCTTGATCGTTCTTTAAACCATCGACTTCATTTTGCCAATGTTCTATTACACTATACTCTATTAACGAGCCGTCGGCAGCTTTAACTGGTTTCTCTGGAGTATCGAATACAGGTATTCCATAAGTATCAATGAATCCTTCGTAGTTCCATTCCATAGGTATGAACAGAGAATATAATCCTGAACTAGTCTGTCCATTGCGGTTTCTCTTGGAAACGTCGGAGTCATAATATAATCTTTTAAAATTCTCTCCACCTTTAGCTAAAGCATTAGAAGTAGATCCCATCATACATTTGCCTATAATCCTACTACCTAACCTTAATGTTGTTTTTGTTACCCTCCAGTTATTTAATATATTATCTGGTCTCTCCCATTTACCACTTTCATCATGAACTAATAATTTTAGTTTTTCACCGTCATACGAGTTGTCTCCTGTGTTTTTCCAGTCGATCGTGGTGTCAAGCCCTTGTAAATCGTTTTTGGCTGTGGAAACCTTATCGACGGACTTTCTGGTAATTTTGGACGCGGGTACGCGGTAGGCGAGCTCGGTCTTCGGCCTATCCATTCCGTCCTGAATTGGTTTGAAGAAGAAAGGATAGTTGATTGATATAGGTACCACCTTATCTGTAAACATTTTCTTAGCATCTGCTCCTGATTTAGATAAGATCCCGAATCTCGCATCAGAAGATATTGTTGCCATATTAACTGCTGTTCCGCTGGCCATGAAGCTAAAACCGGACCTCCTATTCTTAAGGTAGCACATTCCGAAACATCTGTTATCTGCTTGGCAAGCTTCCCAGAATATAAAGAATAATCTGTTTGCTTCCCTAAAATCTGCTCTCCCAACATCAATCTTGGTCCACTGCAAGTACATGTAGTGATTACCAGTAATGTAAGTAGGAACACCTTTGTTGTAAAACGAAAAACCTTTTTCCCTATATTCAAACTCTTGATCGATATACTCATACCATTTGTTTTTAAAGTGATCAGGGTAAGTGTCCCACTCAAATATTGTTTTAATCTTTGACAATTCTTTTGGAATGTCATGAGCTTCCCAATACTGATCTAGTTTGTTTTCTGATCTTGAATAAGCATTCTCTATAAAAGGTAATGCTATTTTTAATCCTTGTATTTCGTATATTTCTCCAATTTTACCAGTCTTACTTATAACAACTACATCATGTTCTTTGTTATAACCATACTCCCACTTTTTATATCTATTTTGGGTTTTTATAGTTTTAGACTTGATATGATCAGGTAATATCTTATATAACGTTTGTTCGTACATTACTTAGATCTACCTTCAGCGAAACCTCTGAAATTTTTTTGTGGTGAATCAGCAGATTCATCATTTAACAATTGTTCTTCTTGTTCAATACGTGAAAGTATTTCAAAAGCATCAAATATTGCTAATTTCTTTGTAGCAGCAGCATTTTTTAATCTATCAGCTGATATATCATCATCTGAATCAACAATTTTTTCTCTAGCTACTTTTATTAATTCCTCAACTGCTTTTTGCCCAGCTAGGATTATTTTCTTCTTCGTTTCCTTGGTATTCATATTTAATTACAATATCATTAGATTTCATACAGTACAATTTCTTTTCGTCAACTACAAACTCAAACTCTCCGCCTGGGGTATAACCAATAAGGTCTCCAGGATTGATTTCTAGCGCTTGTAAGGAACTATTACCGTATTTAAGTATACCAATAAGCTTTTGCTCTTTTTCAAGAGAGAAGCTGTCTTTATTTTTAATTGGAACAACAAAACATCTATCATTAAAAGTTTTCCATTTTTTAGGTTGTCCATATAAATATATTTGATCTGGCGCAACAAAATATAATCCATCAATAAACATTGACCTACTATCTTTTTGATTGCCTTTCATGTCATAAAACCTTCTAAATACGTTATGGTGTATTAAAACAATATCACCAACGCTTATACCTGTTTCATAAGCTAAAGGTGTTGCTACAACTTCAGCATAATTATTTACAGACTTAAAACTCTCTATTGATGAGTTTGTAATTAAGGTTTTATCTCCAACTTTCTTTTCGTTGTCATAGCGCTTACCAACTGGCTTCACAATGAAGTCGTAAATACTTCTCATTAGTACTCAAGATCGTATTCAACGGATATTGCCATGTTAGAATTAAATTTCTTCCATGGCATTACCTCGCTGTTTTTCTTTATGTGAATGTTATAAGAGCTATCTTCTTCGTCGAATAATATATAGGCTATTTCATGACCACCATAAACGCTTTGTCCTACAGCATAGTGCATTGCGTCGTTCTTGTAGTCAGAACCTATACTTATTTTTCTTATAACGGAAGACATTATTCTTCTTCTTTAACTATTTCAGTGTAAGAACCAGTTTCTATATCAATAGTAATAGCTCCATACTCTTTCTCTAATTCAGCTTTAAAAGCTTCGATCTCTTCGTTTAGACCAGCTTGCTTGTGTAATAAAGCATGCTTTTGAACTTCCACAAACCCGATGTCTTTTAATAGATCAGATAATTGCTTTTGTTGTTCTTGAATTTTCGTTAATTGGTCTTTTGTAATTGAATTTACTTTTTTCATTTGATTTGATTTGATTTAATTAATTTTTATTTATTTTCTTTAATCGCAGAGCCAAAGTAGTAACCAAAAATACTAAGGGCAACACCTTCGACTATACCGATCAAATGTATGAAAATTTCTTTATTAGACTCTGGTACTTGTGTAGTAACTACGGTGTAAACTAAAAAAGCAAAAGCTGAAAGTCCAACTATGCCAGTCAAATTAAACATCCAGTCTGTTCCGTACTTCCTTAGATTTACCTCTCTTTTTCTAGCTGAGTCTCTATCTTCTACTTCTAATCTATAAAGTTCCACCAATCTATCGTGAGCTTCAGCTTTTTGATCATCACTTAAATCAGGGTCTTTGTTTATAAGATTTTTAACTACACCTAAAAGACCTTTATCCGGAAGTGCATCGCCTACAACATCAATTATAGTAGAACCAGCGCCGAGTAAAAATTTACCCAGCCCGGTTTCTTTAAATGGTTTTTTATTTTCCATAAGCTTCTTTTTCCCATGGTAAGTTTTTAGCGCCCTCTTCCATTTGCGCTCTTGAGTATTTTTTACCTTTCCAAAAAACCGCACTATCATTGTAATCTAAATCACCTCTCTTCATTTGATCTAAATGAATTTTCTCGTGATTAATTACATCTTGTTTTTGTTTTTCGTCAGTAATATTTTTATTTATAAGTATGCTACCATTCCTATCGGCTTTACCTAACACTTCGTCACCTAAGTCTACGTTGTATATAGGTGTGTTGTCGATATAGTATGGTGGATTACTTAGTTTGAACGCCATTATAAGGGAACATGTTGTTTAAAGCTTCTTTTCTTTTTTGGCAACCACAAGGAATATTAAGACCCTCTGACACTTTATCAACTACTGTTTTAATACCAGTAGCTGTAGTTATCTTTTCTATAGTGTCACCTAAACC